GGGGCGGGAGTCGAACGCCACGACAGTGTCCCGGGTCGTGATGTAGGCGGAGGCCGGTCGTGAGCGCGCGCAGGCTGCCGCGCGAGCTCGGCGTGGTCATCCGGTGCGACCACCAGGACGCCACCGGCCGGTGCACGAACACCCTCCAGACCGCCGCCATCATGATCGGCCACATCCGCACGTGGTCGACCAAGACCCAGGGGTGGCTGCGCGGCAAGTACCCGCGCGGGCTCTTCGACTACGGGGCGGACGACAACAAGAAGGGCGACCTCGTCATGCGCGACGTGTGCCCCGAGCACGCTCCGATCGCCAAGGCTGCGCTCGAGGCGAAGCTCGCCGCGCGAGAGGCCAGGCGCAAGGCGCGCGACGAGAAGCGCGCCGCCAAGGGGCTCATCGCCCAGCGCGACGTCAAGCCCGAGAACGTGCAGGCGGCCCCATGATCAAGCCTCCGCTCAACGTCGTGTGCGACACCTGCGGCGCGCCGCGCGGACGACCGTGCACCAAGCGTCTGCATCCGCCGCCGGGCGTATCGTTCGCGCTGCCGCGCTACACGTCCGATCCGACGCGCCCGCATCGGGCGAGGCTGTTGCGCGCGGTCAACGTCGCGCTGAAGCGCCTCGATAAGGACATCACCGGATTCCTGGGCCCGGAGGCTGGCGATGCAGCTTGACCTCGGCCTCCACGACCCGCTCGAGGAGGCACGAAAGCGCCACGTGGCCGCGGTCGCAGGCCACATGCGCGCGCTGCAGCACTGCGAGTCGCTGCACGCGATGACGTGGCAGGAGGCGAGCCGCAGGGACCGCGACTGCTGCAGCGCGCGGCATGCGGCGTGGCTCGAGACGTGCGCCGCCTACAAGGCGTTCACCGTGCTGCAGCTCGAGGCCAGGCGATGACGCAGCTGGCTCTGAGGCTGGACGCGGTGGCTCATATCGCTGGGCGTCGAGTCGTTGCGAGCGTGTCCGGCGGGCGCGACAGCGCAGCGATGTCGCTCTACCTCGCCGAGCTCGGAATCGATCACGACCGCGTGTTCATGGATACGGGGTGGGAGCACCCGGCGACCTACGAGTACATCCGCGGCCCGCTCACTCGTGCGCTTGGCCCGATCACCGAGATCCGCGCCCCTCTGGACTTCGTGCAGCTCGTGCGTCGAAAGGGGCTGTTCCCGTCTCGCGTGATGCGGTTCTGCACCACGATGCTCAAGGTCCTCCCTGCGCAGCAGTACATCGCCAGCCTCGGGTCCGAGGTTGTGAACGCTGTGGGCATCCGCCGGGCGGAGTCTCGAGCTCGGGCGAACATGGTCGAGTGGGAGTGGTCGGAGACCTTCGACTGCGAGATCTGGCGTCCGCTCGCGCGCTGGTCCGCCGATGACGTCGCTGCGATTCATGCGCGGCATGACCTGGCACCCAATCCGCTGTACGCGATGGGCGCGAGTCGCGTTGGTTGCTGGCCATGCATTCACGCGCGCAAGTCGGAGATCGCGCTCGTCGCGCGCGTTGATCCTGGCCGCATCGAGCAGATTCGCTCGATCGAGGAAGAGCTCAACGACGCCGGCGCCAAGCGCGACGAGGAGATGGGGCGACCGTTCATGCGGCGCTCCATGTTCTCGTACGGCGGCGGCGGCCGTGGTCACGTCGCGCTTCCCATCCTAGCGGCAGTCGACTGGGCGAACTCGAAGCGCGGCGAATGGCAGCCCGCCGGCGCGGGCGACGGCTGCGCCCGCTACGGCCTGTGCGCGGTTGATCCCGAGGACGCCGAATGATCTACGCCCTCGCCCGCTCCCTGCGCGCCGGCCACGTCGACAGGTCGAGGCGCACGTCGCGGCGCGCGGCGAGCTGCAGCGCGAGCAACCACAAGATGACGGCGAGCGGTTCGGTGTTCATGGGCTCGTTATCGACCACGGCGCGCGATGGTTGCGTGCTCTGTTTCCGCGCGTTTGCGCTGCTCGGGAGCCATGTACGACGATCCGCGTCACGTTGATCTATCTGTCCGGTTGCCGGACGGTCGTGTACCGTGGATTCGGGCGGCTGTCGCCCTAAGTCGGGTTGCTTAGGGAACAGCGACGGCATCCGCTCAGGACAACATGCGTCAGGGCTCTGGCTCACCGCCCACAGCGGTGCGCCCAACGTCTGCATCCATCCCGAGGCCCTCGCAGGCCGATCACGCCGTCGAGGCGCAGCTCGGCGGCGACGGGCAACCAGCGCCGAAGCCGAAGCCGTACCGCGAGGACGAGGCCCACGACGCGCCGCCGGTCACCTACCACAAGATGGGGATCGTGCAGAAGCGCAGCGAGGTCCTCGCGCGCGTGCGCGAGCCGGCGATCGCATGCCCGACCTGCGACACGCAGGTGATGCCCGTCGACATGCCCTCCCATCTTCGGGAGCGGTGCCCGGGGCCTCGCGAGCCCGGGCCCGGGGCGAAATGGATCCCCCAGCAAGAAGTACTCGCGCTCGGCGTGCCGCGATCCACGCTGGCGGGATGGATCAGGCGGAGGCAGGTGCGCGTCGCCGGCGCGAGGCCGAACCGCCGCTACCTCATGCGCGACATCGCGTGGAAGATCGCGCTGCGGATGGCGTTCAGATGAGAGACCGGCATGGCATCGTCGGGCGCTACGTGGAGACGACGATCGCGCGCGGTGACGGCGACGATCGGAAGGAAGCTGTTGAGGCATGCGAGATCGTCGCGTGCCAGGCGACAGGCGAGAATGGATGCTGGTGGCTGCTCGTCGCGACGCACGACGGCTTTCTCATCGAGAAAGGACCGGCGCGCGTTCGCCTCGTGCCGGATCAGGCAACGGAAGGGCCGTACCGATGAGCGAGAAGACCACCGAAGAGCATCTCGCCGAGGCCACGCGGGCGGTACGGCTCGTAGCACGCGAGAACCCGGGCGCGGTCGTGTTCGCGATGCTCGATGTGTGCTCGTCGAGATCGCATGCGGCGACAACCATGCCCTTCGCACATTCAAGCGGCTGCAGGTGATGCGCGGCATCAGACACAAACTCGGCCTGATGGGGTGCCTATGAGCATCTCGCTCGAGGCGAAGTGGGACCGCAGCCAGATCGGCTATCTCGAGACGGGCAAGCTCAAGGGCGCTCTCGCTCGAGCGCTGCGCAAGGCCGGAGCGACCGCGCTCAGGGACATGCGCTCCGAAGCGAGCAAGCGCATCCGAGCTCGCAAGCGGATCAAGAGCAGGTACATCACGCGCGCGCTCACGCTGCGCAGGGCGAAGGGCAGCGACATCGCCGGCATGGAGTGGGCGATCGACGTCAGCGGCGCGCCCGTGCCGCTGGTCGCGTACCCCGCACGGCAGACGCGCAAGGGCGTGAGCGTGGAGGTGAACCGCGGCAAGCGCACGCTCGTGAAGGGCAGCTTCATCGCGACCATGCAGAGCGGACACCGAGGCGTGTTTCGCAGGACCGGCAAATCGCGGCTTCCGATCCGCGAGCTGCTCGGCTCGCGCCCCGTCGATGCGCTGCTGCACCAGGGCGAGGCACAGGCCGTAGCCGATCGCGGTGGGCGCTCGTTCGGCGACACGTTCGTGCGCGTGCTGCCGCTGGAGATCGACAAGTGACCGTTGATGTCGCGGTCTGGGTATTCGCTGCGCTCAGCGTTGCGCTTTCATGTCTCTCGCCTTCCCCGGTTCCGCGGTGGCTACTGGTGACGTGGTGTATCGCTGCCGGGCTCGCTACAGTAGCGATCGTGATGCGATGATCAACGAGTACACTCCGCGCGAGATACGGCTGATCGCAGAGCGTGATGCTGCCGTGACGCGCGCCGAGAATGCAGAGGCGAGGTTGGCCAACGCATTCGCAATCGCGTCGCTGCAGGTTGCCATACAGATCCACATCGAAGAGCGCGACAAGTACGCTGCGATGGCAGGATTGGACCACTGATGATGTGGTCACCCACCCCCATGCCTTGGGTCCTTGGTAGCCACAAGGGGTAGCGGGTAAGGAAGGGCGCGCTTTCTCGCTAGACACATGATTTCAAACGTTTCCCCATGACCATCAGCCAGCGCGCCTACGCCCGACATCGCGGCTGCGATCCGAAGGCGGTGCGCGTGGCGATCGCCGAGGGTCGGCTCCCGCCGGCGGTGCTGTCGCCGGACGGCAAGAAGATCCTCAGCGCCGAGCTCGCTGATGCCGCGTGGGCGGCGAGCACGCACGCCGACATGGTTCCGGGGTCGGGCCCGACCGCGCCGGCGGCGATCGCGACCGCAGCGGCGGCACACCCGCTCGCCGAGCACCGCGCGCGCCACGCTGCGGCGGCGGCGACGATCGCTGAGCTCGAGCTCGCGGAGAAGCGCGGGCAGCTCGTGCGGGTCGAGGACGTCGAGGCGACGTGGTCGGACGTCGTGATCATCCTCCGCACCAAGCTGCTCGGGCTCGCAGCGCGTGCGCGGGTGCGCGATCCGTCGATCCCGAAGAAGTACGTCACGCTCATCGACACGCTCGTGCGCGAGGCGCTGACCGAACTGGCCGACGAGGCCGAGCCGCGGGGCTGACGTGGAGCTCGGCGAGCTCGCCGACCTGCACGCGGTGGCGTGGCGAACGCTGCGCCGGATGCGACCGCCGCCGCGGATCGCGCTGTCGGCGTGGGCCGATGACCACTTCCGCCTCTCCGCGGAGAGCGCGGCCGAGCCGGGGCGCTGGAAGACGCTTCCGTATCAGCGCGGCATCCTCGATGCGATCACCGACCCCGACGTCGAGCGCGTCACGGTGCAGAAGAGCG